CGGTGCTCGGGAATGGCGGCGGCTGGGCCAGACGGCCGGTCTCCCAGTCGATCGCCTGGGCGATCCAGATTCCGTGAGCCCATCCCCAGGAAACACAATCCCCGATTCCCTGCCGCTCCACGACCCACGGCTTTCCGTAGAGCGTCTGGTGTGCCTTCACGGCAGAGCGATAGAGGAACGTGTCGACGCCCTTTGCCTCGCGGATGGTCTCTTCGCCGGCCTGCCGGAACAGCGGCTCGGGCAGCTCGGCCAGGAAGGCCTCGACGCCGCGAGGGTCCGGTCGGTAGCCGTAGTTGTCGTCGGCCGACCAGCCGGCCGGGCGTGGGCCTCGGTCGAGACCGCCGACGATCGCGGCGACCGCGAGCCCGAAGAGCAGGGCGACAGCCAGCCAGCGGAGGGTCTTAGCGTGCGGCATCGGCGGCAGCCCTCGCGATGTCACGGTAGGCGGAGATCCAGGCGGATCTCTGGGGCGGCGTCAGCGGGCCGCCGGAGATCCCGGCAGTCGCGTCGAGGTGTGCCTTGATCGCCTCGCGGGCTCGGGGGTGTTTCTCACCGAGCGACACGCCGCGACATCGCAGCTCGCGGGCCCGCTGGCGGAGGTCGTCCACCGCGACGCCTGTCCGGATGAGCTGCTCGGGCTGCATGCCGTCCCACTCGATCTCGGATGCGAGCTCTTCCATCAGGGCCGACACGGTCGCGGCGTCGGCCGCGGCATCCGGACCGACGAACGTCCCGCGGAGATTCAATCCTCCCGGGGCAGGGCCGGGAGCTGGTGTCGGAGCCGGGGCCGGGCCCGACGAGCTCCATGCCACCGCGGCGGCCGCGAGCAGGGCAGCCCCGACAACGTGTCGCCGTTCCAGGGCCGGGAGCGACACGTCACCGATCAGGGCCTTCATGCGGTCGCCGGCAAACAAGTAGGCGGCCGCGGCGATCAGGAGGGCGACGATCATCGGGCGAGCCTCACGAGGGGAAGGAGCTGCTCGAGCACACCGCCGGCCAGAGCGAGGACGAGAGAGCGGACTGCGGGCCGGGCCAGGATCCAGAGTGGATAGACCGACATCGGGACCGCACGGTCGGCGACGGCGTCGAAAAGTCGGGCGACGGCGTCGATCGCCAGGGCTTTTTTCTCAGCCCCTGAGAGCGTCGACACGGAGTCGAGAGCCGACACGACCAGGCGGAGCAGCGCGAGGAGCAGCTCGCCGAACTCGGACCAGGTCAGGCCGTCGGCGGCCGCGACCTTCGCCGACGCGATGTAGGTCGTGATCTTGTCGAGGAGGCCAGGATGGTCGACGGCCTTGGTGATCGGTACGGTCGTGATGCTCATCGCGTTTTCCTTCGCCAAACCTGGGCGGCGGGGACGACCTGGCGGCGACGCTGCCGGCAGGTCTGGCACTCGACGTAGCGGACCTGGCGGTCGCCGGCCCGCTTCGAACTCTCGACGCGGCAGCGACCGCCGCAGGTGGCACAGGTACTGGTCACACGAGGACTCCCACGATCCACACATCGACCGAGGCGACCCACTGGTAGGTGAGCGACACGGCAGATCCGGTCGCGGTCGCCGCTGCCGACAGCGTGACGGCCGTCGAGCTGGTGATCGAGGCGACGGTCGTCCCGGCAGGAATGCCGGTGCCCGACACGGCCATCCCGACCGCGAGGCTCGCCGTCGACGAGATCCCCGTGACAGCGGTCGAGGCGTTCGTGGTATTGCCAGCAGTGACGACGGCGGTCGTGTTGTTCGTGATCCGGAGCGTCTTCGACGTGGAGGTCGTCGGCAGGCCGGCGACCGGGGCGTAGGAAACCGACACGCCGCTCGCCCCGAGTAGGAACGCCGTCACCTGCGACCAGCCGTTCGTCGCCCCCTGGTCGACCGTCAGCGTCGCGCCCGTCGAGGCGTTTCTGATCGTGATCTGCTTGACGGCCGAGAACCCGGTAGTGACGGTCCCCCCGAGGATCGTCGACGCCAGGGCGCGAAGGTCGAGCGTCGTCGCGGCGGCGGCCGCCAGCCACAGCGACCCGAACCAGAGACCGTTCGCCTGGCCGGAGGCCGTGCCGTTCTCCAGGTCAGTCCGGAGTGTGGTGTCCCTGGAAATGACCAGATCGCCGTCGGAGTACACCGAGCGGACCTGAATGGAGCTATCGTGAGTCAGCGTGGGCATGTCGTCTCCCTGTTAGCCGGTCAGCCGGCATGACATCGCATCCGGGCGACGGCCGCGGCGGCCGCGGCCCGGGCACCAGCCAGCGTCGAGACCTTGAACGATCGAGCGACATCGGCAGGCGACGGAGCCGCGACGATCCCCTCCGGGTAGTCGTCGATCCACACGTCGACGTTCAGGCCGGCGGCAGCCGCGGCGTCGCGCTTCTGGGTGCCGGTTCCGCAGAGGATCAGGTCGGAGACCTCGAGGTCAGAGAAGGCCAGCCGCAGCTCCTCACGATTCGCGTCGTCGTCCTCGCGTCGCGAGATACAGACGACCTTGTTTCCGGCGGCCGTTGCCATGCCGACGAACGACCGCCACAGGCCAGGGGCCGCGGTGAACGTCCGATCGTAGTCGAGGGAGATCAGCAGCCCGCGGCCCTCGGCCCTGTGCTGGAGTAGCCCTCGGGCTGCCTTCCAGGCAGACAGGGAGCGAAGGCCGACGGAGCTGGACGGGTAGGCGGCGTGGGTCACTGGCGACACGTCGAAGATCGCGGCCTCGGTGATCGTCCGCGTAACGTTGCCGGTCGGATCCTCGTCCCACTGCTCGCCCCGGGCCTCGGTCAGCGCGAACGCGAACGAAGACCCGAAGACGTAGCGGTCTCGGATCAGGGGCACGACCTCGGCCGTGGTCGGCGTGCCGACTGGCGGGGTCGCCCGGAAGACGAGGCCCTTGGCGTTCTCCTGGATGTCGAGCGTGCCGTTCGTGGTTCGGCCGAGGACCGCGGAGTCCATGTGATTGAACTTCGCGACCACGTCGGCCGGGCCGCGTGGGTCGTTCGGTGAGCGGTCGAGGTACTTGCGGAACGCCCCCGGCATGAACCGCTCCTTGAATCCGCCGAGGTCGACCGACCATTTGTTCCATGGAGGGGCGATCCCGACGATCACGGGCCGGCCGTCGTCTCGGGTCTCCAGGCGGAGCTCGACATCGGGGTCGTTCGCCTGGGAGAGATAGCGGGTTTCAACTTGCGACATCGTTCTCTCCGTCCATGGGGCTGGCCGACAGTTCAGAGACTCGCTTTCCGACCGTGAACTCGGTCGGCTCGCCGTTCAGGTGGACGCGAATCGACGCGGCGGGGGCGTCGGGCGTGGCGACGATCGCGAAGAGCGAGCCCTCGACGCCGAGAACGCCGTCGGTCATCAGGTGCTCGATCGTCCCGTCGCCTCCGTCGAAGTAGACGTACTGGCCGACCGTGAACCCGCCGGCCTGGTCGACGCTCTCGCCCGAGGAGTCCTCGGTGTCGGCAGGGTCGGCCTCGTCGGCCGGCGGAGCCGGGGGCGGCGTGTCGCCTGCGGAAGCCGGCATCCCGCCGGCGGCCCCGGCCTGGGCGGCCGCGGCATCGAGGGTCGAGAACCCGAGCTGGACGAACGTCTCGTTCGCGGAGTCGCTCTCCAGGAGCGGCAGATCCTCGCGGTCGCGGATCTCGTTCGGCGTGATGCAGCCCATGTTCCACAGGCTCTGGTACAGGGCGGCGCGGCCGGCGGTGTCGGCCCGCAGGATCCCGCGGGTGTCGAGCTTGCAATACACGTCCTCGCCGTAGACCGGCTGGAGAGCCATGTCGATCGGCGACTCGATCCGCTTCGCCCACGGGAGCAGGCACCACACCTGAGCGGAGAGATGCTCCTGTTCGACGTTGGAATAGCGGGCCATCTTCGCGTCGCCGAGGAGCGTCGAGGGAACGCCCCAGTGACGGCACACGTCGGGCAGGATCGCGTCCCGCAGTTCCTGGAACTGGGACGCCTCCATGCTGTTTGATTCGATCGTCTTCAGTTTGGTTTTCTTGGGGAGCATGATCCCTTTGCCGCGGTTCGACGGCCCGCCGTAGGCCTCGTGCATCGCGGCGAGCAGGGCGTCGGCCGCCTCGTCGGGGACCTTCTCGTCGGTCTCGATCACCATGTCGGGCCGGGCGGAGTTGTCCCAGAACGCGGTCGCCGCGGTGTCGAGCCGCTGGGCCAGGCGGATCGAGGTCGCGCACATCTCGGCCGGGGCGTGGCCCACGATCCCGTTGTCCGAGATCCATCGCCAGTGGAGGATCTGCTGCTGGGGCACGGGCTCCCATACACCGCGACTGGTCCAGAACTGGTACTTCAGCGAGTAGTCGTCGAGCTGCTCGACCTTGACGCGAGACGGGTGCATCGGGATCAGTTGCGACATCCAGCCGCGGTCACCCGACACGATCCTTGCGTAGCCGTTGCCGTGGAGGGCGGTCCAGTAGGCCTGGAGACAGTAGAAGTCGAACGCGCTCTGCCAGCGGTTCGGCCTTTTCTTCAGCGTGTACGCGGCCGGAACGTCGGCTTTCTCGCGCCGCCCTCCGGCGATCTCTCGCATCACCTGGATCGGGCAGATCGCGACAGCCTGGGCGATCCATCGGCAGACGCCAAAAATGCTCGACACGCGGACGGCCGTCTCCGGCCCGACGTAGGATGTCGAGATCGACCCGAGCGTGTTCGTGTGGCCGAGGCTGTCGGCACGGAACGAAATAACGCGTGGGGCCGCGGCGGCCTTGGCCGGGGTCCGGCGTCGGCTGCCGCGGCCTCCGGCAGTGGGCTTGCGACGTGGCTTTTTTTCGGGCACGGGCGACCTCGTGGGTGCCCGTCAGTATCCCGGCGGCCTGCCGGGCAGAATCTCGTCAGAACACCCGGACCTTCCAGTCGTCGAGGTTCGGGGCGGCCCCCGTGTCCTCGTCGGTGGACGCCAGCGCGAGCGCGTTGACCAGGGCCGCGATGCCGTCGATCTTCTCTGTCGACTTCGACTTGTCCGGTTTGATCGCCCCCGTGGGGTCGGTGTAGACGCAGACGTTGTTCGCGTTCCACTGGGCCACGGGGTTCGCGCCGTGCCGGAGACGCTTCTCGACGACCAGGGCCTCGAGGAGTTTGCAGGGCGCGTTTAGGTACGAGGTCCGCTGCGGGATGTCTTTGGTCGTGATCCCCTCACGCTGGAGCAGCGTCTCCAGGGCTCCGGCCTGCCACGGGTCGCAGCCGACCGCCTTGATCTCGTGCCGTTCGCCAAACGCGATGATGTCGCGAGCGACACACTCGTGATCGAGTCGGTGCCCGTCGGTGACGATCACCCAGCCGTCGCGGATCCATGAGTCATAGGGGATCCCTTCGCGGACGCGGTCGGCCACCGTCTCGCGAGGAACCCAGTAGCGCCACTCGACGGAATAGGACCCGTCGGATTCTTTGAAGACGAAGGCGGCCGCGGTCATGTCGAGATTAGACGCCAGGTCGACGCCGACCCAGCAGGGCCGGCCCTCGGTCGGGTCGAGCGGACAGGCGGAGCAGGCCGCCCAGTCGAGCGGCGGGACGAACCATCGCGAGTCGCCGGCCTGCCAGACGTTGAGCGAGTAGCGGAGAAACTTGCTCATCTTCCTCGGGTCGGTCGTCGCGTCCTGGTAGTCGGCCGCGAACTCGTCCTCGGGGAACGCGACCCCCATGGAGGGATTGGCTTTCCGCCAGACCTTCGGATCTGAGAAGTCGTCCGCCTCGTCGGCCGCGTAGATGAGACCGTAGAACGTCGGGTTCGCCTTCGGATCTTTCAGGACCAACTCGCAATCCTGCCACCAGCGCCAGCCGATCCCGTTTCGATCCGAGCCCGCCGTCGAGATCGAGATAACCAGGCCGTTCGCCGTGCCGCGCGTCGCGTAGATCAACGCGTCGACCAGGTCCGGCGAGCGGAAGGAGTGGATCTCGTCCAGGATCACCGATCCATTTAACCCCTCGTTCCGCCAGGAGTCGGAGGACAGGCAGCGGATCTCCTTCCCGGTCTCGCGGTTGCGGATGATGCTCCGCGAGTCGACGACCTCGAGGAGCTTCGAGAGCGTGGGCGAGGCGTCGACCGACTGCCGCACCATGCGATACATAGTCCGGGCCTGGAGCCGGTCGTTCGCCGCGAGGAACACATCCTGGGCCGGGGCGTGACAGGTCGCCATGAACTGGGCGAGCTGCGACATCAGGCTCGACTTTCGATTCTTCTTCGGGACGAAGATCCCGGCGCGACGGAACCGGAGGCGGCCGTCGGGTCGACGCCAGCCGAACAGCGGGCGAAGGACGCGCTCCTTCTGCCACTCGATCAGCTCGACGTGCTTCGGATCGCCGCCGCGCTCGTCTGGGTGGCGGCAGAGCTGCTCGATGAACTCGACCGGGGCCTGGGCCGCGTCTTCGTCCCACTTGTAGCCGGCCAGGTACTCCGGCCGCTTCTTCGGGTCGCGTTTCTCAGCCGCGGACCGAGAGCCGGGCGAGGATCGCGGTCTCCGGGTTGGAGTCTTCTTCGCCATTCTTTGGGTCCTGCGGGATACGGGCCGCGGAGGCTGCCGTCAGTCCGAAGTCCCTGGCAAGTGTGACGAAGTCGCGACGCGAGTCACGGAGCAGCTTCGCGACCGGGCTCGCGGCCTGGCCCTTGTCGGTGGCGGTGACGAAGCCCTCCGCGAGGACCTGGTCTTCGAGCTGCCGGATCTCGGCATGGAGTCGGCAGAGGATCGCGAAGGAGTCGGCCTGCTCGGGGAGGAGCCTGGAGTCGGCGATCAGGATCGGGGCGACGCGGGCCCAGTAGGCGGCGGCCGCCGGGACGGCCGACACGCTTGCCGGGATGTCGACCCGGCCGGCAGGCGCGGCCGATTCCTGGCGGTACATGGTGTTTCTACGGCGTTTCGATTCGGAGCTGCCGGGCTTCGGGGCCGGACCTCGACTTCCCATTTTTTAAAACTCCCCAGATATTCGCGTCGAGGGACCATGGGGTCTTGGGTCCGAAAAGACCCCCTCCCAGACCCCCACCTGGGGGGTCTGGTCGATACAGGCGATCTTTACCCACTCGCTAGGGTTGTCGCACTCGATCAGTGAAATGCACGCGATGGAGCATCCCTTAGCCTCGTTGCATGATCTGTGGGCGATCTGAACATTCTCTGGAGTGTGGCCGTGCCTGGTGTTCGCCTTATGGTTGATAGGAACTATGTGATCGATGCACGGAGCTAGAGGCCCTTCCCTTAACTTGCTGTCTTCGATGACCTGGCAACACAGTTGGCAAACCCACCCACAACGATCTCCAACTGCCTGAATAAGCATTTCCTTTGAGTAGCTCCTCGGGAGACCGCGTAATGCCGCCCGCTTTCCATGCTTGCGATTGCCTGGCTTTCTTCTGATTTTCTTTTGAGATCGCTGCCTCAGTGCCTTGCACTCATCGGAACACAGCCTGTCCCTGCCGTCAGGATCATTCAGTGGTCGGGCGCACTGAATGCAGCATCGATTTTCGTTCGCTACAAGCCTCTCGCACAGAACTAGCAGCGACTTCAACGCCCGCAAACGATTCTTTTGCTCCTTCTCGATAAGCACCTTCACGTACCCGAGAAGCGATCGAAGTCCGTCGCCGCGAGACCTTGCACGCTCCTTCGCTCTCCTCGAAAGCATCACCGCGGCGCACTTCTTTGAGCAGCACACACCAGCACTATTGCCTCCGGATGCCCAGCGGTTGCGAGTCTTTCCGCAGATCACACACGTCATCATCTCGGCCTTGCGGTGAACACTCAGGCAGTGGTCGCATAGTTTCCTAGACGGGCTTCCGACTGACACGAAAACGTTATGACATTCACGGCATTCGATGTCGTAGAGGGCGGACCTTGCCTTCTCTCTGTTCTTTGCTTTCTTACACGGGACGCAGGTCGACGGAGCCCGGCCACTCGGCCCTCGCGAGCAGACAGCGACGCCACACTTCATGCACTGCCCGACCTTAGGAGACCCGGCTTTGCGATAGCGAGGATTTTTTTGCCAGTACTCTCGCTTCGCCTTCCTTGCGTGAGACGCAGAACAAGCCTTGCACCTGCTCGGAATACGGCCGCCCCGGCAGTGATAAAGAAAGCCTCGACCGCAATCACCGCACGTCCCATTCCTGTTGCTCGTGCAGCCACTGCAATACTGGGCGTTGTGAGTTGGCGAGCGAAACTCCGCGGAGCACTGCACGCACACGCGACGAAAGCCGGCGGCCCTTCTCCGCCGCATCTTCTCTCGCTCGTAGGCTCGCCTGGCTTCCGTGCCATCCATGCACGTAAGTTGCCCGA